CAGCATCACTGTCTACTTTAATTGTATTGTGTGTTGGTCTAAATCTAAATGGATCACTACTTGTAGTAGCAATTTGTCCTGCTTGTAATACAGTACCATTTCTAGTTGTAATCTCAATAGTTCCATTTGCATCGTATACAACAGAACCTGCTCTAGTAAGAATTTTTAAGTCATTACCAAATGCTCTAACATTAATAATTTGATTAATGCTATTTCTAATTTGGAAAACAGATTCACCTGCTCCTTCTTTACTAGCATCATCACGAGTTTCGTACTCAACACTATCAACTGTAATTTTGTCTTTATTAGCAATGCCTATTGACTTAGACACTTTGCCTTTAGTTGCTTCTAATGGATCTTTTACTTCTACATAAATTACTTCATATAGTACTGTGTTTGACCCACTGTTTTTAGCTTCAGCAGTTTTTAAAGAGCCAAAGTTAAATCTTTTACGTTTATGATTTTTTCTAGAAACTGCAACATACTCTTTAATTTCTTTAGTTTCAATACCAGCGTATACTAGCATCTTCACATCTTTTTGTAATCCAAATTGTGCATCGTTTGGTCTGTAAATACTGTTTGGTGTAAAGATGTTACTATCACCAATAAAGTTTTTGTATATTTGGCGTTGTGTTTCTTTAAACAATGGCTTAACGTATAGGTTACTGTATGTTAAGTTGTCAGGATCTTTTACAACAATATTAAATGTTCTAGTTGTTGAACTAAATCCAAAACGGTCTCTTGCTTGTACTGTAAAGATAAACTTTCTATCTATAGTTGTAGTACCGCCATCAAGTGTAAATTGATTGTTATCGATAGTTGAAAGTCCGGCACTAGTAGCAGTTGCAAACTGTACAACTTTACCAACAATTTCTCCATCAAAGTTTAAACTTAATCCTGGTGGAAGTCTGCCACTTGATAATGTGTAAAGTAATGAACTATCTGTAACACTTGTTAATGCATTTACATAAAACGTACTAACAAAGTTTGCTTTAATATTACCTAAGTCTGAAGTTGTTGTCCATTTAATAGTACTTTCAACTTCACCTAATATTTTAACTGTAAATGTTTTTCTTTTTTCAGCAATTAGTTCTTGCCCAATACTTGTAAAGCGTTGTGCATTAATTGTAAATTTATATTCTTTTGTAACTGCTGGTTGGTATGGAACACGCCCTGCAATTTCACCAGTAGTAATATCTAACACCATTCCTGGTGGAAGTGTGCTAGGTGTGTTGTCAGGATTAGTTGCTTGAAATGTATATGTTAACTCACCTAGTACAGCTTGTGGATCAAACACATCTAAGTAAATTGTTACATAGTTATTTGCACGTTTAAATCCTAAGTCTGCTGGAGTTAACCAAACAGGTGTTCTTAAATAAGTGTTGTCTGCTTTAAACACGCCAGTACCAATTTGCATAACTGTGTTATCAGCACGTAGGAAGTCATCTCCTACAAGAAATATTTCAAATGCTCTTTTAATAATTGTATCGCCATCACTTACACTTACATCAAATGCATATCTACGATTTAATTTTTTTCTACTTTGTGTTAGAATAGCATCATCGTATCCTTTTGTATCGTAGTAATAACTTTCAAATCCGTTAGCACTTCTTAAACCAAAATCAAATGCATACGAGTCAAACTGTGATGCATCATAAAATCCACTACCTGCATTTTTGTCTATTGCTAAAATAGGATCTACAATTCCAACTAAACGTCCGTCTGTTGTTAATTGTAGCCCAGGAGGTAATTCTCCATCATCGTCACCAATAAAGTATTCAAGTGTTTGTCCTGTAGGTAAGTCAGCATCGATTGCTTCTAATTGGAAATCAACAATACTACTATCTAAAACAAATGTAGCACTTCCGTTTCCTAATGGCAGTAACCCTTGTGTTGTTGACCATACAGGATCATCAGGCCCTTCAATAGTTATTTTAAATGTTCTATCTCTTAAGCCGTCATCGTTAGTTGCACGTAGTACAAATTTAAATTCAGTATTACGTGATACTTCAAAAGGAGTACCAACAATTTTACTTTGTTCTAATCTCATACCAGGTGGCAATTCTCCACTGATTAATGTAACAACATCTGTGTTTAAGCTGATACTAGTTATAGATCCGTTTGCTAGATAAATGTCTTTTAGAGTTGACGTTGTATATGCAAAGTAACTTCTTACAATATCTCTATACCATAATTCAGTTGTTACATAGTCGCTACTTCCACTTGTTTTATAGTGTAGTACTTGTCCTGAAAGATATGAATAGTAATATGTATTATACTGTCCGTAAAATGTTCCGCCAGCATCTGGTATTTGTCCACCAATATAGCCTTGTGATACAGCCCATTGATATGCTGTCTCTTGTCCACTTAACCATGTAACTGGTGTTGTGCTATAGTTAGGTGCAATGTTAGTAGTAGGGTCAACTAAACCTCCTACGTAGGGCATCATATCGTTCGTTGTAGCAACATCTGTGTCACCGTCAGTACTTTGTATCGTTAATATTCTTTTAGCTTGTTTAACAGACGTATTTGTGTTATAGTCGTCTGTGGCATTGCCTGTATTTGCTTCTGCTGATGGAAAGTAAAAAGTTCCATTTCTAAACATTGGATTAAACAATGGAGCATTGATAGTAGCATAATCTTTTATACCAACTACGTCTAATTCTATTATTGCACGATTAACTAATAGTCCACCGTTGTTAATACCAAGTAATTTAATTTCTCCACCGTCTACGTTTGAAAATTGTTTAAGTTTAACAACTAGTTGACGTAACATTTCAATGTCTGGAGATTTATTTGTATCTTCATCAATTACGTTCCAATCATTTAACGGTTTATCTGGAGCAATAATAATATGATCTCCTAGATAGTTTTGCCAATCGTTAATCATATTAGCACCTGTACTACCTTGTGGGTGTAATATAATAACAACCGGAATTAGTTTACCTGTTAAACTTGGAATTGTTGGAACACGTATAGCTGGGGTTGGATATGATGTAGTTACGTTAGCACCATAAACATCAACATGGTCAATACTAATACTAATATTACTAGCATTACCTAATGATGGTTGCGCCGGATAACTTAAACTTTGACTGCCAGGATTAAATCCACTGTTTCCGCCAACAGTTGGGTCTAACGGTAATGAAACCGATGTTGTAACTCTTTCTTGTAGAGTTGCTAGATTATAACCTGATTTTTGAGTCCAACTTGGTACTGCCATTTTGCATATCCTTTAACTTACTAGTATTTATCGGATATGTTATTATTAAAATGCACGTTGTTGTTTAGTGCTAGGACCTACAATATACGGGTATACAGGCTGTAAACTTGCATCTACACTCATATAGTATGCATATGTACCTGCTGGATATTCTGGAGTTTTTGCAAACCTGCCATTGTATTCATCTAGTGTACCTGTACCTATTTGATATTCGTGATCGTTAACAAATGATCCTGCTGTTTTTTCTGAATACAAATAACCACGTCCTGGACGTTCACTGCTATAGTATTGATATGAACTAGTCATTCTAACTACTACTGAAGCTGGATCGTTAAAGTCTGAATAACCATAAGGACCGTAAATAGGATAACCGTCAAATGCGTAACCTACAATCTTACTGTGTCCATCTGTATGTCTAAATAAATCTCCACCTAAGTTTGATCCATTGTAGTATGTTGGAGTTGGACTTGCATTAGTATCAATCATTGCTGTATTCCAACCTGCACTTGCTTCTGCAGAACCTGTTGGTAAAAACAAGAACATTGCTGACATATAATGATATTGACCGTTTGTTTCTGGCCAACCACCTGCATCGTCACTTCCGTAGTTTGTTCTAAATTGTTGTGCGTTATATTCAAAGCCTACTGATGGTGCATCTGCTGTCGCATCCAGTCCAGGAGGTACAACGCCAATACCTGCTGATGGTCCATAAAATACAACACCGTTTGACATAATGCCTAATGGTGCTAATGAAGTAATCAGCTGTGCGTTTTCAGTATTCTCTCCACCTCTATATGTAAAAGAATAGTTATAAGTTTGTGATTGTGCGGTGTTCGAACTAGGTGCAAATGCATTGTTGCCGAACGCTTTACCAAATTGTGCTGGATTGGGTAATCCATTTGATGTAATTGTTAATGTTGCCATATTAGCTTACCACTCCTGCGTCAAAATTTCTAGTGTCAGGAGTCATATATCCTCCAAAGTCTATGTCTGTTTCGTAAAGTAGCCAGTCACTGAAACCCCTTACATCATTACTTAGCGTTCCAAAATCAAATCCTGCTGTATTTGGCTCAATACTTCTAATATCAATACCGTATACTAAACCTTGTAAGTTACCTGTTACAGGTCCGCTAAAATCACTTGCTGTAATAGTTCCAACATTGTTTATGTTAAACCCAGCGGCATTTAAATTGCCACCCAACTCTGGAGTAACATCTGTTGCTATTTCAGCAGTTGAATTAATTGTTAAAACATTACCTGTTACTGATGTAGATGTTCCTGCGCCACCGTATATGTTAAGAGCTCCACCATCTGCAAGTACTACACTTCCAGAGTCTGAAACTACGCTTAATGCTTGTAGTCCGCCTGTAGCATTAATTGTAACTCCTTGTGGAGTACTTGTTAATGTTACATTAGAACCTTGTACTAGTTTTTTAAGTTGGATTTCTGCTCCAACTTTTTGCGAAAATAAACCTTCACCAACAGCACCCATATTAGCAACGGTTGTGCTTTCTGGGGAGCGTAAGTCTAAGTCATCAAAGTTCTGATTTACTTTAATAAACGCTTCGCGAAGATCATCACCTGTTCCGTCGTTTGCTAGTGTACCTATGTTAATTGATTGTAAAGCCATATTTTCTCTCTCTTATAATGTATTTATCCTTGTCCACTACCGCTAGTACCTTTATAACTAACGTTGTTTGGACTGTTATAAGGCCAGTACGCTACTTTAGTTGTGCCACCATATAATCTAGGAATGCTATTACTAGCATTAAAACTGTCAGCGTTTCCGCTGTTATATAAATCTTCTTTTGAACTATTTGCTAAAAACTTCTTAAATTCATCTGCTGTACCACCTGGGTTTGCTTGTAACCATAAAGCACCCATTCCTGTTACTTGTGGAGCCGCCATACTTGTTCCACTAATTCTTGCAATATAATAACTGCTATTACCTGGGTATGCTTGTTTAGTACCGTATGTAGATGCAACACTTGTAGCACTTGTAATTTGTTCGCCAGCGGCATTAATATCTAATCTAGCACCACGCTCACTATCTTCTCTTAAAAATTCTTCTGTACCGTATTGATCACATGCTATGTTACCAACCCATATTGTATCTAATGAATGTGGACTACTTGGTCTATTATAATATATAGGATTACCAGCAGTAATATATCCAGCCCATGTTTCATTAAGTGTATAATAACTGTCATATATTGTATCAGCATATTGTCCTGCGGACGAACCAGCACATGGATGATATCCATTGCCAGCGGCTTTGACACATATTACTCC